TTATATTAATATTATATATATTAAATATAATAAATTAAAGAAATTATATAATATATTATTTAATTATACAAAACAAAAATATATTTATATAAGTAAAAATATGATTTATTTCCAATATGAAGATAATACATATGGGATTTCATTAAACTTATTAGAATATATGGGGATAAATCAGAAGAAAATTTTACAGAGAATCAGAAGTAATAGAAGTAATATTATAATCTATGATAATAATGAAAAAGTACATAAGATTCTCAAGGAAATTGGGTATGATAATAGATATGCAGTACCCCATTTAATGGAAAAATTAGAATAAGTAAAAATGTTAAAGAAAAGACACTTAATCGGTACTTTCGTGAATAAGCACAAAGTTCTATCTTTTATAGAGAAAATAAAGAATAGTACAAAGATAGACGTAAATAATATTTTTATTTTTACAATAGAGGGGAATAATAATGAATATTTGTTAACATTTAAAAGTGTAAATAATAATAGATATTTAAATAAACTCTATAAATCAACAACTTTACACGTTAAAAATGGATGCCTTTTTTCAATTAATGCTTTAAATAATTTAATAGATAAAGAAAGCGATAAATCTGTTAATAATAAAAAAGATTATATTATTGATTGGGAAAAATATAGAAATAAATTGATAATTATGACATCTGGAAAATTATGCATATATACACTATCAAAAATAGAAGATAAAAACATAATTCTCGATTTGTAAAGTATTTATATATAATATTATAAAGTATTTTATATATGGCACGTTTCATACAAAAACAATCACAATCTAGGAGAATATCAAGATTAGATATAAATCCAAATAATGTTATTATAAATAAAAAAGAAAATAATAAAGTTATGAATACATCTGAAAAAGTAGCAATGGCACAAGAAATTCTTTCAAAAGAAGACAATAAGAAAAATAATGTTAAACGTCTCAAGAAAGATAAGGGGTTAATTGAAAGAACAGAAAGTTCTAAAACAATACTTACAGAAGATAACAAAGAATTATTGATTGATTAATAATGACTAATATTAAATATTTAAAAGACAATGGTTTATTAGAAGCTCATAAACAGTTTCTCAGAATGTGTAACGAAGATTATTTATCACATGAGGAATTGAATCTTAATGAGGATGACGAAGTTGCCCCAACGTCTGATAATAATGACCAGAATCAAACTAATGAGCCAGATACGGGCAATCAAGACTCATCATTATTTGATAATAATCCTACTGAAGGTGATAATACTACACCAATGGGGGCAAGTGGTAATACGAATGACACCGAAGACGCTATGAATGGGGATGCTTCTATGGGCGGAGAAATACCTATGGATAACATGGATGATTCATTAGATAGCGATAGTGATATTGCACCTGATAATGATAGTAGTGATGAAGATACCATAGACATAGATGATTTGACAGATGCGCAAGAAAAAATTAATCATAAAACCAATAAAATAGGGATTAATTTAGGGAAAGTTGATAATAGAATCGAACACCTTATGCAATCACTTGAAAAGATGGAAGATATGATTGATTCTAATAATGCGGAAATCATGAGTCTTAGAAAAGAATTTGAAAAGAGAAATCCAACTCAAATAGAACGTATAGATATGCGTCGTAGATTTGATTCTCCAGGTTTTAATGAATCGCCAGAAGAATCATTGGCAAAACGTTTGCAAGCACGAGATAACTATAAAGTAACAGATGGGGGTGATAAGACGAATGATAAGCAATACACTCTAACACAAAATGACATTGACAGTGTAGGTGATTCTCAAGTAGCTGATTCTTTTTATAAAATAGACGATGACGATATACAGGATATAAATAAGATTTTTGGATTTTAATTATAAAGTATAATCATGGCGTAGATTTTTTTAAATTTGCGTCATGATTTTTTGGTTTTATAGTTTTTTGGTTGTATCTTTGCAAAAGATTATAGTTTAAGTGAGTAATAGGCTCACAAATATTTTTTTAATTTTAATTTTTATGAATAAATTTAATGTAAACATCAATTCTGATGACGTTGTAAAACAACACAATGAAGTTATTGAGTCTTCTCAAAACAAGAAAACTAAGTCCACCTTTGACACTAAGAATTATTTACAAGCACGTCTTGAAGAAGGTGTTAACGAAAAGACTTTAACTATCCGTTTGTTACCTTTTTCTCCAGAAGGAGGTTCTCCTTTTAAAAAAGTATGGGTTCACTCAATCCGTGTCAACAAAGAAGTATCTAATAGCGGATGGAAGATGATGCCGTGTTTAGAAAAAAATGAAGAAAAATGCGAATGCCCTATTTGTATGGTATCTCGCCATGCACAGGAATTACAAAAGGCAACTACTGATGCTGTTCAGAAGAAGAAACTTGGTGAAGTTGCTTTCGCAAATAAGCCAAAGCAGGCATGGGTGGTAAGATGTATTGATAGAGACCACGAAGAAGATGGCGTTAAATTCTGGTTGTTTAATAGTTCTATTAAGCAGCAGGGTATATATGACCATATGATGAATCTCTATGAAATTAGAAACAAATCTGGTAAGAAGAAAGGCAATGATTATAATATCTTTGACTTGAATAACGGAGAAGATTTTATAATCACAATTACAAGAGGGGAAGATGGAAAGACAACATACAAAGTTGTTGATGAAGGCTTTCCAAGCCCATTAACGGATGATTTAGAAAAAGGTATGGCATGGATTAATGACCCAAAGAAATGGTCAGATGTATTCCCTGCTAAAGCTCCTGAGTATATGCGTATTCTAGTAGAGGGTGGTGTTCCTTTTTATGACAAAGATTCTCAACAATACGTCGACAAGTATGTTAAAGAAAAAATAGACGAAGAAAAGAAACATCAAAACGAACAAGCCAATTTGATACCAGATACAAGTAGTAAATTTGAGAGTATGCCATCTTCATCTGAACAAGAGCAATCGTCAGATATGACAAATTCATCTGATAATCCTGATGTACCTAATGGTATTATTACAGAAGATGATGAAAATGATTTACCATTCTAAAATCTAAATATTTTGACAAAGTTATATTATTCTTATGGTGCGATGGGCAGCTCTAAAACACTTAGATTGCTTGCCCTCGCTCATAATTTAGAAGAAAAAAGTATTCCTCTTATAATTCTCAAACCATCTATAGATACAAGAGATGGAAAAGATAAAGTCACATCACGTGCTGGCTTGTCGAAAGAATGTGTATCAATAGAAGTTAATGTGAATCTATATGAGAAGATTAAAGAAATAGACAACGTGATGAAGACTCATTTTAGTAGTTTAGAATGGGTTCTTATTGATGAGGCTCAGTTCTTAACAGAAGAACAAGTAACTCAGTTAAGTGATGTTGTAGATTTCTTAGATATTAATGTTTATTGTTTTGGTTTAAGAACTGACTTTTTATCTCATAGTTTTAGTGGCTCAAAAAGACTATTTGAACTTGCGGATGAGATTGAGGAAGTTAAATCTTATTGTGAATGTGGCGGTAAAGCTTCGATAAATGCACGGTTTGACGAACATAATAAAATTATTACCGAAGGCTCTCAAATACTTGTTGGTGGTAATGATTTGTATAAACCGTTATGTAGAAAGTGTTGGAAAAAATATATTAAAAAAAAGTTTTTAGAAAATGAGACAAGCTATTAAGAAAAAGAGTTTCGCAAAACCTTCAGTTAATGATATTAGAGCACTTGCAGGATTTAATGATGAAATTAAAGCATCAAGAGAATCAAGTGCAGAGAAGCCTATGGATTTTATTATTCTTCCAAAGGCATTTGAGGAAGCTACACAATTACCAGGTATTCCTCTTGGTTATCTAAGCATTGTAGGTGGTTGGTCCAATACAGGTAAATCAACGTTAGTTAATTGTATTGTAGCTGCTTGTCAAAGACAAGGTATCTTACCTGTTATTTTTGATACTGAAAATAACTTTGACTTTAGTTATGCTAAGGATTGTGGAATGGAGTTTGAGGAGGTTTATGGTGATGTTGTTGACCCAGAAACAGGTGAGGTAACAAATGGTATAGTAGATTATCGTGGATTATTCCTTTACTATAATAGTGTTATTTTAGCTGAAAAGTGTGGAATGAATGATTATTCTACTGGTAAGCAAACAAAGACTAAACGCAAGCAGGCTGTTTTGGAAGACATCTCATTTGTTATCAACGATTTGTTGGATAAGCAAGACGAAGGTAAGTTGCAGATGCCAATATGTTTTATCTGGGACTCTATCGGTTCTATTGGCTCTTTTAAATCTTACACAAGTAAGACTGGTAATAATATGTTTGATGCAGGTGCAATTTCACAAGCATTTAGTAACATTATTAATAACAGAATACCAGCTTCTAAGAGTGTAGGGTGTGAATTTACAAACACCATGTTCTGCGTAAATAAGATATGGAACGATTCTATGAACTCAATGGGTGGTGCTGCATCAATAGAGTTTAAGGGCGGTAAAACTTTCGTATATGGCGCACGACTCATTCTTCATGTTGGTGGTGTTGCAAAAGCAGCTACAAAGCGTTTAACTTGTACTTATAAAGGGGAAACTGTTAATTATGGTATTATCACTAAAATCAAGAGTACGAAGAACCAACTTCCAAGTCCATGGAATATTATGAGAGAAAGTACTTTCTGTTGTGTTCATAATGGTATTATTAGTGAGAATGAACTTGATGAATACAAGAAAACAGATTTAAAAGATTTGTTGAAAAAACTTGAAGAGTATAAGAATAATAGTGATAGTGGTGATGAAAATATTACTGATAAGGAATTAACTTTCGGTGAAGAAGAAGTTAGCGAAGAATAAATAATTAGGAGTGGTTTAAAACCACTCCTTTTTTGTTTAAAAACTATTTATATGAAAAACTATTCATGATGAATATTACACCAGAAATACAAAAATTATTTAAAACAGTAAGAACAAAGTTAGGTGCTCCAATACGAACAATACAATTGGATGATAATCAATTATGTGATTTATTAGATGTTGCAATAGGAGATTATTCAGAAAAAGTACAGAATTGGGTAATTAAATCACAATGGATGAATCTAATGGGAAATAAAACCCTTTTAAGTAATCCATCAGAAGTGGCTTATGCTTTGACTGTCAGAACAATGGACTGGTCAAGAGATTTCTCTTATTGGTTTTCTAGAGAAGTCGGTCTACAACAACGTGGAAGTTATGAATTAAAGAAAGATTTTTTTAAAATAGAAAAAGGTAAACAGGTATATGTTGTACCAGCTGGAAGAGAGATTAACAAAGTTCTATACATTACCCCATCTACAACAAAGGCTGCCTTATATGGTAACCTTGGAACATTAGATACTGGTATTGGAGGCGGATTTGGACAATATGGAAATATGGGTAATGGAATGGGTATTACTGGTTTCTATGTGGGTTCAGCTTACGATACAGCATTGATGGCAGCCGATTTAAAGTATAAAAATTCATTATTAAGAGGAGACCTAGCTTACAAGGTTACAGCTGGACCAGATGGAACTCATCTTATACATTTATTATCAACTCCAGGTTCACCTAACATGGTAGGTGGTCTTGCTGCTGATGATACTTGGGGATGGAACAAGTATAGTTCCTGCTACTGCTGGTATACATACTATGATATTGGTGATGGTGGCAAAGAGGCTGAAGATGAATGTCGTCTACAAAATAGAGATGACGTATTGATAACACCAGACCAAGTTCCTTTAAGTGAGATGCGATATGAATTTCTTAATAACCCAGCACAACAAACAGTACGTCAGTTACTTGTAGCAGAGGCAATGATAACTTTAGGCTTGATACGTGGTACATATTCAGGTAGTGTAAAGATACCAGAAGCTGAAATGCAAATGGATTATGGCATGCTTCTTGAATTAGGAAAACAAGATAAACAGAATGCTTTAGAAGAACTTAATAAACGATTAGATGAAATGCTGCCGTGGAACATTTTAGAAAAGCAATCAAATCTTACAGATAACTTAATAAAAGTATTGCAGCAAAAGCCTCTTGGAGGATTTTACGTAAGATGAGAGCACAAAAAAAATGTGCTCTTTTTTTTTGTTTTCGGGAAAAAATATATACCTTTGCAAATATATAAAAAATAAAATGAAACAAGTAATAAGAAAAAGTATTGCTAAAGCAAATAATATTGACCAAACAAAGCCAATATATACTTTGATTGTGGATGGTAATAATCTACTAAAAATTTCATTGGTAAATAAAACTTTAATGAATGATAAAGGTGAAACATATGGTGCCGTTTATAATTTCCTAAGAATATTAGGACATATACTTCAAATGAGAGATTTTGACTCTTGCACAGTTTGTTGGGATGGATATATGAGTGGTATACTAAGATATAATATATATCCAGACTATAAGGCTAACAGAGGAAAAAAATACGAATTTGGTGATAATCAGACTGATTACGATAAATATATAGCTAATTACTGTAAGAATATTCTCTCAAAGAATAAGCGTAAAGAAACTGTAAGGGAGGAAAGTGAAGATGAATCCTTTCAGAGACAACGTGGAATTATTCAAGAAATATTAGACGAATTATTTGTTAGGCAGTATATGTTTGATAATGTTGAAGGTGATGACATTATTGCTTATAGATGCATTAACAAAAAACCAAATGAAAAGATAGTTATAGTTTCTGCCGATAAGGATATAACACAACTTATTAAAGAAGATGTATGTGTTTATAACCCAAGAAAGAAAAAAGCTATTAGTACAAAAAATTCCGTAGAGGAACTTGGTATTACACATGAGAATATAGTTTTAGAAAAAATATTATGTGGAGATACATCTGATAACATAAAAGGTGTTAAAGGTTTGGGAGAAACTTCATTCCTTAAACTATTCCCAGAATTTAAAACACGTAGAGGCACTTTAAAAGAGGTTATAGAGCTTTCTAATGAATTAATAGACAAGAGAAAGGCAGAGAAGAAAAAACCTCTTAAATCGCTTGAAAATATAGTTAATCAAATAACAGATGGAAGTCAAGGTGATAAACTATTTGAAATAAATCAAAAGATTATTGATTTAGGCGAACCCCTTTTGACAGAGGAAGCAGAAAAAGAGTTAAAAGAGACCATAGATGCACCTATTGACCCTGAAGATAGAAATTCAACAAACGTATATAAAATTATTTCAAAATACGGAATGAATGATTTGATGGATGAAAATAAATTTGGCTCATTATTCGGTATGTATCTTAGACTTATGACTGCTGAAAAAAAATTCTATCAAAAAAATAGTTAATTTTTTGGATGTACTAATATTTTGTCGTATTTTTGCAGAAAATAAAATATTATAAAAATATGTGGCACGAAAATAGTTTAGTACCCTTTGTAGTTAGATTTTTAGCTACCAAAGAAGGGTATCATGGAACAACCAAAGAGATAAAAGAATATCTCTCATCAAATTTAACACTTGATGAAGAAGATATGGGATATACATCGTCAAATAGAAAAGGTACTAAAACTAACCGTTTTAATAAAACTGTTGGTAATTTAATATCTCACAATAAATTAGCTAAGTTAAGACTTGGTGAAAAAGCGACCAATAAAAATGGTAAAAATGGCTTTAAACTATTTGATGAAGTCGCAAGAATAGTTAATATTGTTAATATTTAGTTTATTTTTATATTGTTAAACATTTAAATTTTAAAAAAGTTAATGAATAAACAAGATTACAAAGACTATAGATTTGATTTTACAATCTATGTCAATGATTTTATTATCGCAAAGCGTAATTTTAAGATTCCTAATTATGTAGAGGGGTCAATGGAGACTGTTTTGTTTAAGAGCGTTGTGGATGACATAACACGTATGATTGACCAGGATTTAACTGATAAGAGTATTGTATATACTACTTATTATTTCAATCCGAACGACGTAGCTGAAGAATTTAAAGCGCCTTTGAGTGAACCTTGGGAAAGTACTTTTAAAATTGTTATTAGTGATAACAAGAAGCCTATTATCACTCGTATATGGGATGGATATGGCTATCCAAGAGCAATTAAGGATAGAGTAGACCTTACCAATAAGAAAGTACGCATCACCAACAAGAGTGGTCAGGTATTTACTTATGACAAAGAAGATTTCTTTAAGAATAACAATAGTTTATCATTGGAGTTAACAGCACTTAAGGAAATGATTTATGATAAGCAGGATATTCTCATGCAAATCATTAATACTATTTGTGACGCATGTTCTATCGGTAAGCATAATTCTCCAAAGGATGCGTTAGAAGATATGGAAACAACTGATGAGTATTATTTCGATTCTGATAGTTCGAAATATAAGAAGTATAATTTCAATATTTCTAACGAAAATTACAAGCTTATGCGTAAAATTGAGAAGAAGTACGCTAAGGAAACAAAGGAATATTTTAATAATTTATATTAAAAGATAAAATCTTCTCCACGTTTTTAATTAAGCGTGGGGAAGATAAATTGTTGGATATAAATAAATCATTTTATAATATATAGACTATTTTATATGATAAAGAATAATAAATAGTCTGTATATTATTAGAAAAACTATTCATGTAATATGAATATTAAATAACGTATATAATAATGAATAATAATGACGTAGATTTAGGCTTTCTTGGCGAAACTTATCAATATAAATTAGTTCATGAATTTATGGCGGATAAAGATTTCTTTTGCAATCTAAATCCTATTATTGAACAGAATAAATTTACCGACCCACATCTTAGAATTTTTGTAGGACTTCTGAAAGAATATTATGAAAAGAATGATATTCATCCAACATATGATGTCATGGAAATGCTTTTACGTGATAAGGCATACAATGACATTCAACGTGAAGAGTACATAGCTATTGTAGATAAGATTAAAAATACACCGTCTGAAGGTTCTAAGTTTGTTCAGGACAGGGCTGTGAAATTCTTTAGACAACAGCAAATGCTTATCACAGCACGTGAAATTGAAAAATTAGCAAGTGATGGAAAGGTAGATAATTACGATAAGATTTATGAACTTTTTAGTAAATCAATGACACTTGGTGTACCTACAGATATGGGGTATGGTGTTTTTGATAACTTGAATGAAACATTATCCGATGATTATCGTATCACCATTCCAACTGGTATAGATAATATTGATGATGTGCTAGAGGGAGGAATTGCTAAGGGAGAGCTTGGCGTAATCATTGGACCATCATCTTTTGGAAAAGTACAACCTTATCATTCTAGAATATTTACTCCTTATGGTCGAAAGTTTATGAGCGATATTAAGGTAGGTGATGAAGTATTAGGAGAAGATGGACGACCTCATAAAGTTACCAATGTATTCCCTCATAAAAATTGGAAATTTTATAAAGTAACATTTAGTGATGGAAGTTATACAGAGTGTGGTAAAGAACATTTATGGAGTGTAAGTGAAAATGGTGGGGATGATAAAGTTATGTCATTGGAAGATATGTTGGATAAAGGCATTTATAAAGGTGAAAAACCAGTTTTTTCTATTCCTATCACAGCACCTGTAGAATTTTATCCAATGAATTTTCCTGTTAAACCTTATGAAATGGGTTTATATCTTGCTAATGAAGAAGATAGAGTTTTAAAGGATGTTGGTGAATTTAAAGCAACAGGAATTAGATATGAATATCTATATAATATCCTTCCCGTACGAATTTCTTTACTAAATGGTATGATGGACGGTGGTGGTTATACTGATGAAAAAGGCAACACATGGTTTACCACTCGTCACAAAGAACTGTTGAATGATTTGGAAATTCTTGTAAATTCATTGGGAGGTATTGTTTCTTATAATAGAGACGAAAATGATATTTATAAGGTTCTTATTAAAATTTATTCTAAAGATGTAAAAATATTTGGAATAAAAGAAAAACAGGATAAAGTTGTATATCCAACGCCAAACGATTGTAGACGTTATATTACATCAGTATCTCCAAGTTGTGTATGTGATGGACAGTGTATTATGGTCGACTCAGAGTCACATCTATATCTTACAGATAACTTTATTGTAACACATAATACATCTATGACAACAGCAATAGCTGGATTCGCAGCTGCTAATGGGTATAAGGTACTTCAGATTGTATTCGAGGATAGAGTTAAACAAATTCAACGGAAGCATATTGCTCGTATCATGAATGTTGAGGCTAAAGACCTTAGTAAAACAGAATATATAGATGGAGTTAGAGAGCAACTAAGTCATTATAAGGAAGATTTTCCTGAATTGGAAAAGAATCTTAGAATAAACCGTTTCCCAAGCGGAGAAAAAACAGCATGGGATATTGAAAGATATATAAAGAAGCAGGTAAATAATGGCTTTAGACCTGACCTTGTTATTGTAGACTATTTTGAATGCCTTGAGCACAAAGGTGATGTTAATAATCAAAGCGAATGGGAAAAAGAAGGAAAAACTATGAGAAAGTTTGAAGCAATGGCAGGGGAACTTGACATGGCTTTCTGGATTCCTTTACAGGGCACAAAAGATTCAGTAAATGCAGACTTAGTAACAATGGATAAGGCTGGTGGGTCATTTAAGAAAATCCAAGTTGCTCATGTCGTAATGTCTATTGCAAGAACTATAGAAGATATTGAAGATAATAAAGCAACAATAGCTATTTTGAAAAATAGAGCTGGTAAAGCTGGAAAAGTTTTTGATGGTATTGAATTTAACAATGGTACATGTAGAATATCTTGTGATAATGCCAGTGTTGTGGATAGTATTTCACAATGGGATAAAGAAAAACAGGTAAAAAAACAAGATTTTGCAAGCAATATTGCCAAGCAAGTTTTTGAAAATAAACATTAATATAAATGGTATAAAAAAATTTTAAAAATTAATCTGACTGACTATCTGCAATTTGCATGATAATGGTCAGATTTTTTTAATCGAAACATAAAATATATCATATTTATTTCTACAACGTTGGTAGACTAATGATATCATTAATAAAAAAAATAATAAAAATAGACAATAAAATAATGTTAGTTCGTAAAAGAGATAATACTGTAGAAAAGTTCAATTTTGGAAAAATTGAGAAAGCAATTGAAAGTGCTTTTGATTCATGTAAGAAACATATCGAAGCAACTAAAAAAGGAAACTTTGATGATATAAAGAAAAATGCTGTTATTGATATTCTGAATTGTTTAAAGGAAAAATATAAGGAAGAAAATGATATTACTGTTGATGTAGAAGACATACAAGACAATGTAGAATACTGTTTGATGTCTTCTGATTTTCAGGAAGTTGCAAAATCTTACATTATTTACAGATATCTTCATAAACTTGTACGTGAAAATCAATCAAAACTTACAAAAGATATAAGAAAAAAATTATTAGCCGAAGACGTACAGAATCAAAATGCAAACGTTGACGAATATTCATTTGGAGGTAGAATGGGAGAAGCAAGCCGCCTTGTTACTAAGAAATATGCTCTCGACCTTTGTATGAGTAGAAAAGCAAGACGTAATCATGAAAATAATGAAATTTATATACATGACCTAGATTCTTATGCTGTTGGTATGACAAATTGTTTAACAAGTCCATTAGATGACTTACTTAACAATGGTTTTAATACAAGGCAGACAGATGTACGTCCAGCAAATTCATTAAACACTGCATTTCAATTAGTAGCCGTTATTTTCCAGTTACAGTCTTTGCAGCAGTTTGGTGGAGTAAGTGGTAGTCACTTAGATTGGACTATGGTTAAGTTCTTCAGAAAGAGCTTTATGAAGCATTATATAAATGCATACATTAAGCAAAGTGATTCATTCTATGATGTAGATATTGCAAAAGTATCTTCAGAATTGTATAAGGATGAAAAAGGCTTAGAAAGAACATCTATTGATAAATTAATTAATGATTACAAAGATAAGTTCTTTAAAGAAACTGGTCTTTCAGAAGAGGATTTCAGACTTGACAATAAAGATAAGTTGGATGCTAAACTTTATCAAAGTGCTTTATTTGATACTATTAATGAATTAAATCAAGCTGTTGAAGGAATGTATCATAACTTAAATACTTTACAAAGTAGAAGTGGTAATCAATTGCCATTTACATCTATTAACTATGGTACTTGTACACTTCCAGAGGGAAGATTAGTAATCCAAGCTCTTTTACAGGGTTCTATTAAGGGTGTAGGTAAATTCCATAAGACAGCCATATTCCCTTGCAGTATTTTCCAATGTATGAAGGGTGTTAATAGAAAAGAAGGTGACCCTAACTATGACCTTTATAAGTTGGCACTCAAATCAACATCTTTGCGTATTTACCCAAATTATGTTAATGTTGACTGGACAGTTAATGAGGGATATGATAAGAATGACCCACGTACTTATACTTCTACGATGGGATGTCATGCAGAAGATACACCTATAATAATGGCAGACGGAACAAGAAAAATGGTTCAAGATGTTAAGGTAGGTGATGAATTAATGGGCGTTGACGGTCAAACCAGAGTTGTTGAGTCCTTGATAAGAGGAAATGATAAACTGTTTAAAGTTAATCAGAGTAAAGCAGAATCTTATGTTGTAAATGAGGGACATGTTTTGTCACTTATATATGTCGGTGGAGAAACGTATAAAAATATAGAATATGGTATGACAGTCAATATAACTGTACATGATTTTATGAATCTTAACGAAGAAATGAAATCTAAATTTAACGGTTATAAAGAAGACGGTACACTTTCAACAATAACAATCACAGAAGATGAAGTAGGTGATTTTTACGGTTTTGAACTAGATGGTGATAAATTATATTTAATGGGTGATAGTACTGTAACTCACAATTGTCGCACATATAATGGTAAAGATATCAACGCTGAAGAGGGTCAGAATCCACAGATTAAAGATGGACGTGGTAACCTTGCACCAGTTACAGTGATTATGCCAACATTGGCTATGGAGGTTAAGGAATCACTGAAGGACACTGAATACACAAAGGAGGATATAACAAAAGCATTTATTAAACTTCTTGACAAGAAGATAAGTGAATCTAAGGATATGCTTCTTGAAAGATTCGAATGGATGCGCAAACAAAGTCCTGCTTCTGCTAAGTTTATGTGGGAAAATAACACAATGCTTGGTTATAAGGAAGAAGAAGGAATACGTTCAGCATTAAAGCATGGAACATTGGCTATTGGTCAATTAGGTCTTGCTGAAACACTTCAAATATTAATTGGTACGAATCATGTTTCAGAAGAGGGTATGGCTCTTGCAAAGGAGATAGAAGGATTGTTCAACAAGAGAGCAGCTGAATACAAGAATAAGTATAAACTTAACTTCGGCGTATATTATACTCCTGCAGAGAATCTATGCTACACTGCAATGAAGAAATTTAAGGACAAGTATGGTGATGTTGAAAATGTAACATATATTAATTTACCAGAGAAAGATGAACATGGTAATATCATGTACGATGAGAACAGAAAGGTTAAGTTTAAACGTCATGACAAGTGTTACTTTACTAATTCTATTCATGTTCCAGTATGGGAGGAGATGACACCGTTTGAGAAGATTGATATTGAGGCTCAGTTGGTAAACTATTCAAATGCAGGATGTATTACTTATGTTGAACTTCCAGCATCAACTAAGAATAATATTGAAGCACTTGAAACTATTGTTGATTACGCAATGGATAACGACATCCCTTACTTTGCTATCAACGTTCCTATTGATACTTGTGAGGATTGTGGGTATAGTGGAGAAATAGGTGATGTTTGTCCAAGCTGTGGAAGTACACATATCTCTCATCTACGAAGAGTTACTGGTTATTTAACTGGAGATTATAAGTCAGCTTTCAATCCAGGCAAACAAGAAGAATCTGATGACAGAGTAAAGCATATAAAGAAATTCTAAAAAAATGTGGTGGTGGTTATTAACCATCACCACCTAAATTACTAAAGTTATGAAAATAAGTGGAATTAGTTATCCAGATATTAATAATGGTTTAGGATGCCGTGTTACTTTATGGGTTTCTGGATGTGACCATAAATGTAAAGGGTGCCAGAATGAAAATACATGGAGTAAAGACAGCGGAAGAATATTTAGTGATGAAGATAAAGAAAGGATATTCAGGGTACTTGAAAAGCCATATATCAAGGGACTGACCTTATCAGGAGGAGACCCGTTAGGCTTCTACTTTAAAGAAGTTAAGGAGCTTTGTGAGACTATTAAAAAGAGGTTTCCAGCAAAGGATATATGGTGTTATACAGGTTTTACCCTGAAAGACATCGAAAAGTGCAATAAAGGAGATATACTTCCTTTTATAGATGTTTTGGTAGACGGACGTTATATAGAAGCGGAAAGAGATACTACGTTAGCTTTCCGAGGTTCTAAGAATCAAATTATATGGGAAAAAGATGATAATGGCAAATTTTATCAAAGCAATCTAAACTTTTGAAAAACACGAAGCAGGTAATTTTTATTACCTGCTTTTTTAATTATATCTACATAAATAAATAAAAAACATTATTTTTTATTATATAAAAAATAGCTTCACTACTAATTATAGATATTAAATTATATAGTAATAATGACTAAAAAACAATATTTAGGTATTCGTTATCCTTTTACATCACAAGACTTTCAGAATTTTTATATTGATTTAAATAGTTCTTTAAAAGGAAAAGTAAAAAGTCAGATTATGCATGTAATCTTTACCCCTAAAGGGCAGAGATTAAGGAATCCTGAATTTGGCACCGATTTAATAAAATACATATTTGACCCTAACGATACTGCTACATGGGAGTCGGTGAAAAATGAAATTAAAGATTCAGTAAGTAGATGGGTTAACAATGTTAATCTAAAGGATATTCAAATAGTGAAGAATGTTGACGATGATTTAGAAATTTTTGTCAGAGTTGATTATACAATTAATATTGGAAATAAGAGTACTGATGATAGTATGGTAGTACAATTATAATTTTTATGGAGAAGAAAATTAATTATTTAGCAAGAAATTTCGAAGATATTAAAAGTGAACTTATTAATTTTAGTAATAAGTATTATCCAGAAATAACAGATGATTTCAATGATTCAAGCGTTGGCTCTTGGTTTATTGACTTAATGAGTGCTGTTGGTGATGATTTGTCGTACCATACAGATAGAATGTTTCAAGAAACAAATATTAATAGTGCTAATTTAAAAAGTACCTTATTAAATATTGCAAGAACTAATGGAATTAAAGTTCCTGGTAAAAAAGCTTCTATGTGTGAGGTAGAAGTGAGTGTTGTTCTTCCTGTAAGTTCTCAAAATATTGCTCAACCTAATTGGGATTATGCACCAATTTTAATGATGGGTAGTATAGTATCCGCTGGTAATTATAATTTTGAAATAATCGAAGATGTTAATTTTGCAGAACAATTTAATAAACATGGTGTATCTAATCGAGAAATTATAGCTAATCGTGATACGAATGGTAATATAAGCAGTTACACTATTAAGAAAACAGTGATTGCTAGAAATGGTAACACTCGTGTTTATAAGAAAGTTATTACACGTTCTGATTTACAACCTTTTATGGATTTCGTACTTCCAGAAACTAATGTAATGAACGTTGAGTCTATTATATTCAAAGAAACATCAGATTATACGGATAATCCAAAAATGTCAGAATATTATATAGATGCGGAAGAATATCGTTTGGGCAACGAAGCAGTAACAACATATCGTTTTTTCGAGTGTGATTCTTTAGCAGAGCAATACAGATGGGGTACAAAGGTAAATTATAGTGGTAACACAGACATAATACAAGACAGATACAATCCAGAAATTTATGACGATTATACAGAAACAACTGTAAATGGAACTACTCGTACAAGTCGTTATTATAGAGGAGAGTGGAAACCATTAAGCCAAAAATTCATCACTGAATATACTGACAATGGCTATTTAAAGATTATTTTTGGCGCTGGAATAAAGTATGATAATGTACCTGATTTACAGACTACTTATGCTGATTATGAAGCTTCTAAGATAATTAATAATGATATGTTAGGGGTGCTTCCTAAAGAAGGGTGGACCATGTTTATATTATATCGTGTTGGAGGTGGAGCAGAAACTAACTTAGGTCCTGGTTCTATTAATGCAGCTACTACGGTTAACTTTGAGTTTGGAAATGTAGCTGGACTTGATGGACGTATTAAAGGTAACGTAATACAGTCTTTATCTGTTACGAATGTAAGTACAGCCGTTTCTGGTAAAGATGCACCATCAGCCCAAGAAATTAAGTATATTGTAAAATATAATTCAGGTGCACAAGAAAGATGTGTTACACTTAAGGATTATAAAGCAAGATTATCAGAAATGCCTGCAAAATATGGTTCTCCATTTAGGTCTATGGTAATAGAAAATAACAATAAAATTGAAATGAGTTTCTTAGGGATGAATGCTGATAGAAAACTTGATGCATCATTACCTCAAACTTTAGTAGAGAACGTTATAAACTACTTGGAGGGTTATAAATCTCTAAATGATTATATAGAAATTAAAAGCGGAAAAATATACAACGTTGGTTTTTCAGTAGATGTTTTTATTGACAAGAATTATAATACATCCGATGTGATAAATTCTATAATTTCAATAATTTCTAATTATATGGACATAAATAATCACGATATGGGTGAAGATATTTTCATTGGAGACTTAGAAAAATCAATCAGTCAATTAGATGGTGTTATAAACCTTATAGACCTTAGAGTATGGAATATATATAATGGAATTTATAGTACTGATAAATGTCCTCTACCAAGATACACTGAATCATCAGTATGTGGACAATCAAATAGATTAGGGTTTAAATTAAACACATCTAATTCGTTTGCAGAAGAGTTAGATTTAAATGCATCTGACAAAGTATTATATGGTGATTATAATTCAATGTATGAAATCTTTAATACTGCAACAGATATACAAGTAAGAGCAAAAATTAAATAATGTTATAATAGGAATATATGGGATGTAATTGTAAGGACGCAAAAAGAATGCGGAGTATTTTTGGAGAAAAGCCAGCCAACGAAACAGTTATGGATAAATTATTTAGGTATATTAAAACGTTATTCATTATACTTACAACATTTATAATTGGTGTCGTCTGTATACCATTTGTTTTGATTGTTGTAATATATAATATATTTTTTCATAGAAAAGCATATTTTAATATATCAGATAATTTTATAAAAAGAGTTTTAGGTATAAATAATGGAGAAGAATTACAGAGTTAAAGCAAATATAAATAAAGATACAGTCTTGCAAGTTAACATGAAACAGGACTTCGAAATGATGGATGTCCTCACAATGTCAATTTCGCAGGAAAATGCTTACAGAATACACTCGTCTAACTATGGAGTTATAGTTGGGCGAGTATTGGCTAATGATGCATTTGGTATTCCAAATGCAAAAGTTTCTATTTTTATACCTAAAGAAGATGGTGAGGATAACGAGATAAGTACAATATATCCTTATTCAACTACTTCTTCTAAAGATAGAGAAGGAAGACGTTATAACATTCTGCCTAATGAGGGGGATGATGATTGTTATCGTGTAGTGGGTACTTTCCCAAATAAAACTTATCTGCTTGATAATGATATTCAGCTTGAAGTTTATGATAAGTATTGGAAATATACTACAGTAACAAATCAATCAGGTGATTATATGATATTTGGTGTACCTGTTGGTAATCAACAAATTCATGTAGATATTGATTTATCTGATATTGGTATATTATCACAAAAACCAAGAGATTTTGAATATAAAGGATATAATATCACTCAGTTTGATAACGCATCTCAATTTAAAAGTAGTACCAACCTTGATAATCTTGTGCAAATTTTTTCACAAGGTAAAAACGTGTATGTCTATCCATTTTGGGGAGATAAAGATAATGGTATAGTAGCGATTACAAGAGCTGATATTCAAATACAATACAAGTTTGAGCCAACCTGTGTTTTCATGGGTTCAGTTATGAGTGATAACGCTTCTAATGAAATTGGTCATAGATGTACTCCATCTATATTTAATGGCTACAATGAACAGTTGATAGCTGGAGAGGGTACTATTGAAATGATTCGTAAAACTACTGATGGTCTTACAGAAGAAGTACAGATACAAGGTAATCGTTTAATAGATAGTGATGGTGTGTTCTGTTACCAAATACCTATGAATCTTGATTATGTAGGTACTGATGAGTATGGTAATATAGTTCCAACTAATAATCCTAATAAAGGTATTCCTACAAGAACAAGAGTAAGATTTAGATTTAGCAAACAAGAAACAGGGGAAGAAAGCTTTTCAAGACATACTGCTAAATACCTAGTACCTAATAATCCAGAATTGTTAGAGGGTGATGATTATGTCACACCAACAGTAAGTAATGGAAAGGACTTGAGTTCTTACTTCTCCTTTGGCTCTGCTACTCCAGATAATTGTTTTAGAGATATGTACTGGAATAAGGTTTATAGTGTTAAAAACTATATACCACGTATTCAAACAGCGAGAAGAATTACATCTAAACATTATAGCGGTTTAAAAGCTACAAATATAATTAAAAAAGATAACCCAATTCCTTACAATACATTAAGATTTGATTTGCATTTTAATTATATGGTATTGTGTACTATTATAGCTATATTAATAGCAATAGTTAGTGCTCTTAATACTATATTGGTAGCATTTATAGATTATATGCTTGTAATTAAAGTTTTTGGCATAACCATTCTTGATTTATCAGGATTATTTCCTTTCGGGTGTGTATCTTTCGGAGCTGGCTTAGCTGGGGAAGGTAAAATTGCTTACTACCCTGGCTGCAACTGTGGAGCTAGGAGACATAAGGCTTGTGATAAAGCTAAATGCCCTGATTCTATTCCAGATTGTCAAAAAGAATCTAATAATCATGACATGATGGATATTATTCAACAAAATCTTGGAACTGAATACGATATTGCTAAAACTGACTTCTATAATGATTGGTTGAATGGTTCTCTTTATATGCCATTGTGGAGATGGAGAAAAAGAAAAAAGAAGTCATTCCTATTTGGACTATTCCACTCTAGAGCAAAAAACGAATATTGCTCTTGCTCTAATTTTTACAAGCGTTTAAGATTAACAAATTCATGCGATTTAACTTACAAATCTCCAAAAGGACAAGAAACAAGTAATGCTAATACACTACGTCCAATAGAGGGGGTATACTCTTCACGTATGCATAAAGAAAATTCTACTGTATGGTTAAGCGGAGGAGTTATTCAAAATGTTCAAAATAAGGACGGGTTAGATATATATTATTATACTCCTGGTGTTCCAAGAAACGAAATAAATAAAATTAATGAAATAGTAACACCTATACCTTACGTAAGATTATATGCAACAGATATTATTCTCCTTGGTAGTTTGGGTGAGAATGATTTACATGGAGTACCTCAGTTATTTAAATTTATTCCAGCAACTACAAGTAATATACCTCCAATAGCAACGACAACAGATGCCAAAGATAATGCAGAAGAGAGAGAAATAGAAAATCCTACTGATAAGGCTGAAGAAGATGTTGGTAGTTATATTACAACTGGTATGGATTGGGGTTATCATGGTCAAAACAATGGAGGCGTACAGTATAAGAATGGATTGTTTATGGATTTAACATGTACTCGTATTTCCTCTTTACCCAAATCTTGTATAAATGCAGAACGTATATGCGAACTTGGTGTATCTAACGATATGTTGTATAGTACACAGTATGGAGCTAATGAGAACACATGGGGAGAATTTCTTCCAGACGGAATGATTACAAAATTAGAAATAGATGATTACGAATCACGTGCAATGTTTGCAACACTTAACCATGTGGGATTTGTACCTAAAGTTAGTAATTACATGCTTGACGAGAATACTGGTTATTATTTTAATAGATTTAAATATCTTTATCCAGTAAACTTCGATGGAAAAATGCAATCTTCAATAGAGAGATTTTTGAAAATAAATGAATTTAAGCAAGGAGAACATGATAGCTTTGATAAAGCATATATGGAATTTAGATATGGCTCTGATAAGCCATCTTTATGGCATTTCTATACAATTAGAGGAAATTATGTAAAATTCCCTCTTTATAACAACTCTTTCTACTTCTATTTTGGTATTAATCAAGGAAACACTGCTTTGGATAAATTTAATAAATTATTCCATGCCGAATGCTTTTCTGATAAAAAATACCCATTTAATACTAATATAAAAGCCAAAGGTTTAAGTTCATGCCCAGTTAAGGCAGAAGATTTTGCATATATCATTATTGATGTAAATGGAATAGCAACTCCTTATTCTTATGAAGTGTATAACTATAATGGTGATTTAATAGGAGATATAAACGAAGAGAAAAGTGACAGATATATTGGTATAGGTTGCGAAGTTAAAGACGATGGTACACCTATTTTTTCTCTTAATAAAGAAGAAAATGGATTTTATGGCGGAGTTTTATTAAAAAATACGATATATAAGGTGAAAATTACAGATGCTAATGGAAGAAGTATAGTAAAAAATGTCACATTATCTAACGAACCACTTAGTATGAATTATGAAAATTCAGAATTAGGTGGTAAATATACTTTTACCTATAGTGAAAAAGAAGATGAGGCTGAGAGGAATAAGGAACGTGCAAGTATCAATGAAGAAAGTAAAAAATATATTATTTCAAATGATTTATCAGGCTCTATAAATATTCATAGTTTCATGATTGATGGTGATGAGTATGTTTTAACAAATGATAAGGATATGGTTCTTTTACCTGAAATGCCTACCAATATTCAGAAGGTTTTTAAAGGTAATATATCTAGTGATAATATATGTTATAAAATTACTTTAACACATTATGTAGCTCCCAAAAATACAATAACCAAGATAATTTATCTATCAATTAGTCCTACATATGGACACGAGTATGCTGACCCTAAACTAACATATAAAGATGTATCTACGGATACAGATTCTAACTATGTTAGTCATACTTCACGTGATTATATTGTTAATTATATTGATAAGAAGGGAGTAAATAAATCTTTCACTGTTAATAAAGTATTAAGTATTGATTTTAATACATTCTATCCTGATGCTTATAAAATAGGAATAATACAGGATTGTTCAAGCAATTATGTGTCTGATGTAGAAGATGAGAAGCATATTAAATACTCAACTTATTTTAATTTAATAACAATAGAGAATGGAAAAACTTTTGATGTATTAGTAAATAAAGTACCATTAAGAACGTTAATGGGGAGACATGAGCTTGTTGATAACAATGGTACTTACGATTCATTTGGAAATAAATTCTATTATGAGGATGGCGTAATTCCATTGGATAATGATGGTTATATTAAAACTACAACAGGTTGGCTAAATGCATTTGACCCAGCAGCATATCATTATCCTACTAATATCGAAGACTGGGATGGCTATATTACTGTTACAGACGACAGCAAGTTGAATAATTTGAATATTGTAAAATATAAATTAACAAACATGTTTAGTCTTCTTAATACTGTAATGTTTACAGATGTTAGCGAAAAGGTACTGTCCATTGAGACCGTAGGCGGAAAAAGACCTGTTAGAGTAAGAAGTCTATCTCCAATGTATGAAGATGTTGATGATTTTAATGATAATAATGTGATTAATAATTATGCATTAGGAGAGATATATTCAATTGCACTTGCAAATTCATTACCAAATATTGTTGCTGATAATTATCAGGGAAACCCTAAAAATAATAATAAAGACTTTACTGGAAGATTAAATGCTTTAATAGGTGGTGGCAAATATAGTGGTAATTATATAGCTGGTTTTACAAAAAATGCTGGTATAGTGCAAGATTCTAGAGGTAATAGAATTGCTTACACAAACTATCAAGCAGTTCCTGCTAAATCTTATCCTTTTAACGGAAGTTTAACTGATTCACCTGTAATTACACAAAATTCAGATTATCTTTTACAAAATGACAATTTAGGTATTATTGATAAAATGCATGGAGGTAGAGCGGTTACACCAGCTGGGACTACAAGACCTTATTTTAGATTTATGACTGTAGATAGAAGAATAGATTACGATATTCTGTTTGTTACGCCATCTTTGTATCAAACAAATGCTACTATTAATGGTTCAAAAGATTGGCAGAAAGGTTTTATGACAGGTACCATTTATAATGGTATTACGTTAAATTACGACAAAGATACTCGTTCATTAATACGTAAACAATTAAATATTGGTCCTGATAGTTTGGAGTATAAATATAATGATTATGGTGGGGTTGATTGGGTAGGTGCTACCAAAAAAAGTAAACAACGTTTCTATGAAGTTTCAATTAACGGGGAGGATAAAACTGATGAATTTGCTAGAACTATGGGAGAAAGTTTTCCAGCGGTTTATCCACCAAAGAATGATTTTAAGATAGAGAATATCACAGACAGTACCCTAAAATTTACTATTGCCAGTTGTTCTTATGACATGACACCTGAAATAGTAAAATCTGATGATGGTGAACAATATATTGACTTAAAGGCAAAAAGAGGAGAAGAGTGCTCTTTATCGGGTAATTTTAATATGGTGGCAAGTCCAATTATTGGAGAAAATAAGGATAATGATTACACCGTATTATTTCAAGTTCCTGATGGCAGAGGTGGAGAAACTTCATATCGGTATTGTAATATGGCAATAAGTTTATCAACATCTGAAATTAATTCAAATGCTAGTAATTTATATCCAATGATTCCTTTTATTTTAGAAATTAACGAAAGCACTTATCAAAATGTTAAAGGTACAAAAGAAGGATTAAAGAAATTAATAGAACAGTATGATGCAGAAACTTTTGATAAAGGATTACAAAACGATTTTTACACTAATTTTTTAAAATCTATTAAGCCAATAACAGAATATACAGATGAAGAAAGATTAGAAATATTATTTGGTCAAAGAGGACAATATAGTGAAAAATTATTATCATTTAGCATAAAAAATAATGATAAATTACGATATTCTCCACTTACACATAATTTTTTTATTGGTGACAATAATGAGACTAATGGACTATCACTTAATGATAAAAATTTATTAGCCACTCAATTTGAGACCGCCTATAATTTGAATGGTAAAAAAGTATCAATTGTTACACCTATAAAATACCAAGAAAGTCTTGATGGTCATATTAAAAGGACTGCTGAGATATATTCATTTAGCGACCCTATTGATACTGGTATGTTTAAAGTATTTTTTACATTCTTAAATGATTATAAAAAATTACAGATAAAAATAAACTCTGGAAATAACATTTCATTATTATATAATGAAGGACTTAGTTTTAGAGTTAGATATTATACACTTGATACAACAACTTCTGAACCTAAGTTATCAGACTTAGTAGTTTTGGAACCAAATATAAAGAGTGGAATAATTAGTCTATCTTTAGAGAATGAAGATACGCCTAAAATCATGAGGGATAGGACATTCTGTTTATATATTACATTACCAAATGGTTATGTATTTAAAGTTTATGCAGATAATATTAATAATTAGTAATTATGCAGGCATTTTTAGATAAATTTAAGTCAAAAAAAAGTACTAATAAAAGTGTTGGTACGGATGTATATCTTGGTGGTAGAAGAAAAACTCTACCGCCAAGTGAAGTTTATAAAACCTTTGATACATTACAATTTTATCAAGAACAGCGTATTTCTTGTGAACGATATCGACTAACATTTCAAGTTAATACATTATGTACAAATGTATTAAATAATAGTATTACCGAAATTGTGGGGAATGAAGGAAGTAATGATACTTTTGTTCTCAATTATGGTAAATCAGGGAACATTGAAGGTAAAGTTGTTAATGAGGTAAAATATAAAGATACAAATTTATCTAGTTGGTTTGACAAAGATAACGGTACTCTTAAGGCAATTAGAGATACACAGTTATCTGGTTCTTTAACGTATCATTGCGGAAAAGATATTTTCAATAATCATATAATACGGAGTAAAACCTTTAAATGCGTATGCCCTATTAAAAAAAGTAAAGATAATATTGAGAATTTTAATACGATTTCAGATATAATGCGTAATGGAGATGGTACTGAGGTTATAGATGAAATTCTGTATCCAGCTTCAGCTAATATACCAAACGGAAAAAAGAAGAAAAGACTTCATTTATATACTTATGACGACATTATGAGTTATGATGAAACTCTAGAGAAAAAGTTACATAAAACATTTAGTGGGTGGTATGGATATTATAACAGTGCAAAAATAAAATCTTACTATGAAGATAAAACAGAGATAAATCCTTTAGACTTAAATAGAGTTAATTCTCAGTTTAAACCTGGTGATTTTGTGGATATGTATCCTTGTAGGGATTTATACAGTTTCGTCCCTAAATATAATCCATTTAAAGGACGTATTGAAAAGAATTGGGAATATTGTTTAACATATCCAAGTAGTTCTGTAGTTGATGGTATTGATTTTTTAGGTCAAGGAGAAGATGCTGATGGGTTTCATAGAGGTGCTATAAAGATTGTATTGTTTGATGAAAATACCAAATCGGATAATGGTAATGGGCAAATTATTTTTTATTCTTCTTCTAAGCACGGTTTAAAAGAAGGCGATAGGGTTAATGTTTATAATGGGGATAATCTTATTATAGATTCTGTTGAAGTTAAACACGTATTTGATAATTTTATTTTCATTACGGACAACCATAATACATCAATTTCTAAACAGTGGATAGAATTAAAAGATATTGACAAAACTGTATATAAAATATCCAAGCAAGGCAGTGTTGTTATTAGAATAAGGGACAATAAAGAGTATCGTATTGTTAATAAACGTGTCAATATAGATGACGATTCTCAGAACATCTCGTTTAAAAAGGTATCTAATGGCGTAGAATGCGACTATTATGTGAGAATTTTTTCAAGAATACCTAATTTTAGATTTGCGGATAGAAAGCCAACTGAGGAAGAAATGTATAAAAATAATTCTTCATTAATTGCAGAATATCAAAAGCCAGAAAATGATTTTGAAAGTCACTGTACCAAATTAGCGTTTGCTAAGAATATTTATTCAGACCAGATTGGAGAGATTGTTTATACGGATGATATAGACATTTCAGGACTACATGATAACTTAGGTAGACCACTAACTTCTATTTATCTATCTATTTTAAAAAATAATAGTGGATATAAATATTGGTATGGAAAGGGTGGACTTAATACTAATGGAGAGAATGGGGTTCATATTAATATAAATCATGATTCTATAGAATATTCTCATTGTTTTGGTAAGCTAACAGCACAATTTCATAAAAGTGAAGAAGCAATGAACAATGGATTTGTTGGTATAACTAATATTAATAGTATTGATAATATGAAAGGGTTACCTATTTCATCTATAAATAATAGAGATACTGCATCCATTTTCTCTAAAGATGAAATTGATGTTAAAAATGATATTCATTTTTATGGTGATTTTGTTTGTTATGACAACTATTCTTGTATGGAAAGTATCGTAGATGATGCTTTATATCGTTTTAATACCGCCCAAAGAGAATTAATAGGGGACCAGGACGAATCATATAATTATTTCAAACAATTTGCTTATGATGAAATAATAAGTGATGATTATGATTTAGATGATAAAGGTACCGATAGCCATGGCTATTTATATTCTTTTTCAATCAAAACAGGTATTAAAACTGATGCTTGCCAGAAAAAGGAAGGGTATTATTATAAACCCCATTACGAAGTTAAACTAAGAACTTTTGGTTCTATAAAAGAATTACATCCTGAATTTTTGAGAATACGCTCTATGGTTGTTAATAATGACAATGAATGTACGTTTAATATTCTGCAAGAACATAATATGAAAAAAGGAGATAAAGTTGTAATGTTTGATGCTGATAAAGGAATATTATATACAGGTATTGTAGTAAGTTTGGTTGATAATCATATTTTTACTTGTATATTTTATAGAGATAATAATGGACATCAAGAAAAGGTAGGAAATGGGGAATTACCAATAATTACAACAAAAGATTCTCGTTTAAAGTTAAGATATCGAGTTTTTAACACAAGTAATTTATTGATACCTAATTACTATACAGTCTCTAAAGATGGGTCATGTACTATAAAATGGAGGGATATATTACAAAATGGTAATGATAATACTTCAAACATTAACCCATTTACAAATGGTGCTATTTATATAAATAATAATATTAGTTTAAAATTAAGAAGACAAGACCCATTTGATACATTTGGATTATGGGCTCAACAAAGTCCATATGACCCATCAGGTGTAACAGTTGATAGGGATGATAAAAATAATTATGTAAAAGCAGATGATATTGTATGTTAAGATATTCTTGTAAAGTTAGTAAAGGTGATACACTATGTAAAATTCCTTTTAAGGAGTTATACGTGGCGCAAGACCTTTCATTTATCTCTGGTACTACTGATGGAAACCTATCTATCAGTAGTGCTGATAAACTAATACTTAGAAATACTTTTGAAACATCTGAATGTGAAGTAGAATGGGAAGATAAAAAACGTCAAGGTTTATGTTTAATCAATATACCTTTTAAAGTAAAAGAGATAAACATAAATAATATAACACATAAATATATAGAATATAATGATAATTTTCTCTATTTACAAGAGGATGAAGACGGAAAGTATATTGTTTTACCATTTTATAACAATTACGTGAACAATGATGGGGAAGATAAATCTTCAATACAATATATTGAAAATTATAAATATTATACTGATAATGATAATGAAATAATACTACCCGTAACACTATGGGTAGAAGATGGTTATATTAAATATAAAGGAAAATATTATTCTATTGATAATGATATTGACGGGAATAGCTATGTTGTTAAAAATGATACTGAAGGATATTTTAATGATGCCAAGATTTTTAAATTGGATAAGAAAGATTTCTTTGATGTAAAAACTTTTACTATACATCGTCCATCTAATAATGTTTTATCAATAGAAAATATAATAGGAGGTACTTATAAGTTATTTTGCATTTATGATAACAAAAAATATTATATTACAAAAAAGGTTATAAATGGAGTGACAAGAATAGGTACTTATATTGATGCAGTACGTGTTGGTAAGGGGGATAATAAGTATTATGACAATGTATGGTCTGATGTATATACTATAAATTACAATGATTCAAGTAATAAGCATATTGTACTATCAGGCACTACTGCTCAAGATATTAATATAAACATGTTAAGAGGTGATGACTTGTTTATTAATATAGACGGGACAACTTATCCAATTAAAGAGCAAATAATTAATACATTAGATAATGATAAAATCATTGTATATGTTAAGAGTGATAAACATAATTTGAATATTAATGATACATTTTATTTGAATTATTATTCTTCACGGGAGTATGAATTGCACATTTTCACGGATGATAAAAATAAACAATACATTATTCATGAAAATCAGAGATATTTCATAGAAAATAGATGTTGTGATACAATATTAATTAATCAAGAGTCATTTAACTTATATTATCCTAATGGATATGAAGATGGTAAAATAGCCTATGCTGACGTGTATGGGGTAAGAATAGACGGTGAAATTCTAAATAATGGTACTTCTTTTAAACGTCTGTACAACATACCAAATGGAAGAAATTTCACTGATACGATATATCCAATTATCAATAATAGTGGTGTTGAAATTCAAAATAAAAAGTATCCCCTTTTAAATGATGGACAAAGAGTTTCTATAAAATTTAATGATTCACATAGAATTAGAATGAGAATTATAGATAAAGTTGGTTCATCAAGTTTGTTGTGCTCTGTTGATTTAGATAAGAAATTGTATAAAGAAGCAGAATATAATGATATAATATCTTATTTTAACCAATTTATCGTAGATAATAGTCATGAGTTTGTTATAGAATATGAAAGTAAAATTTTTGGAGATAGAACATTATCAGTAGATTTACCTTTTGTGGCAACTACTTTAAGTAATAATATTAATTCTACATATGACTATTATAATCTTAATGAAAAATTAGAAATATACGGTTACAGTGCGTTTTGTCGTCTATCTGTTCCATTAACAATGACAAGTGGGGGTAATCCTTTACGAGATAATATTATTGAAAATCATTTATTTGAAAGTGAGAGAAGAAATATTTTTACTGATGTCGTAGATATGGAGAAGGAGGTGTATTACCCAGTTTATCCTGTTATTGATAATGATGGCAATTTTGCTATAGACTCTAATGGTATGCAACTTTTTAATAATGTACGTTCAATAGAATTTAACTTACATTTTAGAACAAGAGATGAAGATAGCTGGAAGGTTATAGAAGATGAAGGTAATAATAGCATAACTAAGAGTTTATCTAATTGGTTTATTACAGATTATGAACCTTATAAACATCTTTTAGAGACTGATGGAGATAAAATTCAAAAAGAATCAGACTTATTAGGTCTTTTATATTTTACCAACAATGATGTCTATTATCAAAAAGATAAATTAGGCAAGACTTTTTTACGCTTAAGTTTTTATGACAGCGTTGACCCAATGACCCAGAATTTACTTGCAACATCTACTATTTTCTTTGACGAATCAAAAACTTTTAAAAAATACATGAATAATATTTCTGGTTTTGATAAAAAAATAATGTATGAAAATGTAGATAAAGATGTCAATAATATAAATCATACTATTGGTGTAAAGACAGAAGCGTGTTATAATAATGAAAGAAATGAATTGATTTATTTATGGGATGATACTAAAAGATTAAGTTCAAGATTTTCTGTTATGAATAAATATGAAAGTAACGATTCTTCTGAGGGATTTTACTTATATATGTTTAGAGATTACGCAACAAGTATGCATCCCTCTAAATTATTTATGAAAGTTGAATTTAATCATGCTGGATTAGGTAAGTCACTATTATTTACCTTACCAACATCAAAAGATGGTCATGTATTAAAATTGAATAATAAAAAAGACCTTAATGAATTAAAAGAGGGTGTTAGAATTAATGAGATTCATAAGCATTCATATATACCTTTAACTGCTGTATATGATATAAAACAGAAACGCTATTCTTATTATATAGACACCAATTATATTTCACCAGAAACAATAAGTAGTAATAATGGTCATTTACAGTTTAATCTGTTTGAAATGAAGATAAAGAATGAAGAATAATAATGAGAAAAATACATTTTACAGTTTCATTAGAACAATTTACGTCACGTATACCTGGGTTTATTCCAGCCTTTGATAGTGATGGTAATTATCATATTTTCACCAAAGATGCTATACTTGCTCGTAAGAATCGTTTTCCAAATAATTACGGAATGTTACCTATAAGTATTGATATTAGTGATTTCTTTATCAAACACCCAGGAACTAAAATAGCTGAAGGTAATTTATCTTATGCTGGAAAATGTATAGTATCTTATAGGAGGTTAGACGATTGGTTTCATTTCTTCACTCAATATTATGATTTGTTGAACAATCATGGTTCATGCGGTAGAGCTTATACTTCAGCTACAGAATATTATAAAAATGAGGTCAATTCTAAAACAGGTTTTGATGCCTTGTATGGTAATGATATTACTGCTTATGAGGATATGGATTCATTTTTTAATTCTCATGGTGGTAAAGTAGTTATTAAGGAAAATAATGCTTTATACGGATATGACACAGAAGAGTTAAATATACCAGCTGTAGCTACAGATGACGGATTATTTAAATATATGCTAGATAATTTATTTCTAAAATTTTATATTCCAAAAGATTATAGAGATGCGTGGGGAGTAAGTTATTTGTGGTTTGGAGATGCTGTAAAATGGAATAGTTGGTTTTTTAATAGAAGAAAGATATATGATAATATTGATGTAATAACCAAATGCCCAACATCTGATAATTGTTGTGATTGTGAAGAATACTTTAAGAGGGGTGGTAGAATTATGGGAGACATGCTTTCAGAATGGGTTTCTAAAGCTAATATTAAAGCTGAACAACTATCACAAATGTATGATGAAAATCCGTATTTAAATCCTACATCTATTCATTCCTTTAATATTCAACAATCTATTGAAAATATGGGGGAAATGTCTATATTTTCTAATGACTGGAAGTCTGGGGTAGATTATATTAATACTCAGAGTGATAGTAAAGAGGGCACTGTTGTCATCTATAATAATAAGGCGTATATCATACGTTCTAAAGAAGATATAATAAAAACAACTCAAAACATTAGTAGAACTAACCGTAGTAAAACTGAATTATTCGGGTTTAAGTTTGATGAAAAATACTTAGAGAGAGTGTGGGGTAACTCTAAAGTTAATATATGGGATGGTAATCAATTTACAACTGATGATTCTAATAATGATAATCATTGGAAAGATTATACATCATATTACATTTTATCTCATGAAAATGATTTTAATGTACAGAATAGGTACATACTAAAAGATTATAAAGGTACATATAAGAAGATTTATACTGACGATATAGAAACTGCTAAAAAAATATGTGATGATATAAATTCAGTTTCATACACATACGACACTAAAAAATGTGTTGTAATAAATAATATCATTTACCCTGTTATAAAAGGCAGATATATAATACTTAATGATAAGATTTATGCGGTAGAAACTAATGGTATTAATGAATACATAGTAATTAACTCATCTAAATTATTTTTGAAAGATAATAAAGTTAATAATATTTCTGCAATAGAAGGGTATTTTATAAACTATAATGGAGAATATATACTTTGTGAAAATGATAGTCTAACTATTTCAGACGCAAATATTAACTATACTTATAAAGTGTTTGATGCGCACGTTATGGTATCAAGTATGAACTTATATATAAAAGATAGAAAGGTTTATAAGATATCAAATAATCTTGATGGTGATATTAATAGTGGTTTTAAGCAAGTTACAGAAGATATTACTTCGTCAATAACGGATGGAACAATATATAAAAATATTATTATAAATGAAGATGATGTAGTTTTGGTTTACAACTATGAGCTTGAAGAAGTTAATGATATAACAGGTTATACAGAGTCCAAACTTGATTTGTTAAAACCTAATGTTAGGTATTATGATGATATAGGCAATGAAATGCATGGATTTAACCCAACTGAAAGTATAGTCTGGGACGGTTCAGAGAGTATGAACGATAATAATGGTGTAAACCCATTATATTCTCAGCCTTCAGAAGGAACGGTGTTGAAACCCTATTACAATATTGGTAATACCACATCATTATCTGTATTAATAGGGGATAAATATAAACCGTCAAATAAATTCTATAATGGAAATATAATTACAGACATGGAATTTTATTGTACGGATGATGAAGGAAAAATAATAAGCGGAAAATACAAGAATATAGACAGTTTAAAAGCAATCAATGCTTTAATTACTGAGGTCGGAAATATTACTAAAGATAAACATTTAAAATGTAATATTACATATCATTTAAATGCTACCCTTATAAAAGATAACGACACCTTTACCTTAGCAAATAGTTATTCGGAGGGAATTAAGTTTGAAGAAACGGTAGAATTTATCAAGAAACAAGAATTTTTCAATACTTCCACAACTACTAAAATATTAGTGTGGTATTATGATATAAAGCATGAAACAGACATTTTAAAATCTGGTATTTATAATCATGAGTGGGAAAGTTCAAGAGCAAGATTTAGTTTGCCATATATAAACTTGGGAAGTAGAAATGATATAATTGATATGGATGATACTAATAATACCGTAGTATTACCATTATTTAGAGAAGAATATAGATTTGGCAACTCATTACCTCAAAATATAAATAGTAATATTTATATAGATAAAGGCGTTAATTATGCTTTTGATAAACATCTTAAGTTAGGAGAAATTTCATCATTTGAAAGTCTCGAAAATTATTCAAATGGTTACTTAAATATAATTGATAGTTAAAAGTTTTTTATAATGGCAATAGGTACTTATGGTTTAACAATTCCAATGCATTTCAGTGAAAGTGAAATAAATAATATGGTAGATATATACTATACATTTCACAAATCACGTTCTTATGACGATTTTGAAAATAAAAAATATATTAAACTTGATTCTTCTATTCTCAAACCAGCAATGAGAGAGAATAATAATGGGGAACAAGATACTGTTTTAGAGGGCATGTATAATATCCACTTACCTTTATCAGAGTTTGGTAGGAAGGGATACTATACTGTATATATTAAGCCAAAAGAAACTAAAGCAATTATTACTGATGTTGGGTCTTTATCAGCTTTTCCTGGTGTTAGGGGAATTGTTTTGGACTCAACTAAAATTGATGAATCTATACGTCAGAAAGTTGTGTCTAATAACAGTTTAGTCGGATATAGAGTAATTTTTATTGATGACTCTAATAATAGACGTAACGAATATCGTATTATTACTTCAAACAATAAATGTGAACCACTTGTACAAGTACCTAATTCTTCAAGTGATAAAAGTTATTCATATCGTTATAATGAGAGTTCTTCTTTGGTTTTCTTAACTCTCTCACCTTCAAGTGCGCCATCTTTTAAATCTAATGCTACACCTTTTATAGGTAAGCCAACTCAGGAAATATTACTTGTTAATACCTTCTTTGAGCCTATTGCAATAGATATTGAAATGGTTGACCATGATGCAGATACGATTTCTATGATGATTGAAAACTCTCAACTTAGAAATCTGGATAATGGTCTTGTAACAACATTTAATGATAATAATGAAATTTATCATCAATCAGAACACTTTACACTTAAAGACCAGTATACAGGAAAGCCTGTATATGAAGTTAAGCAAAAGAGAAATAATAATATAGACTTCACTCAAACTATAAACGATAAAATATCTTAAAGATGGGTATAGAACTGTTAGTGTATATTTTTATAAAATCTAATAAATTTTATTGATTTTATAACATAAATAATTATTTTTTAGATAAAATAAAAATTAATTAGGTGACCGTACTACCTAATTTAAGTTTGTGGACCATCCTCCTATGAATGACTGATTGTAGCAATACAATGTACTAAAAAGTAGTGATAGAGTGAAGCAAGAAATGAATAGAGTAAAATGTTAAGAGCAATTAAAGTACGATTATACCCAAACAAAACACAAGACCAAACACTTAATAAGGTGCTTGGATGTTACCGATTTGTGTATAATCACATGCTTGCTCTTAAACAAA